ATTTCCAAGAACACCATGATCATGGTTTTTCTTATAACTGCACAGTGTCTCTTGTTGCTTATGTAAACGATGACTATGAAGGCGGAGAGCTTTATTTTAGATTACAAAACTTAAATATAAAGCCAGATGCTGGCGACTTGTTGATTTTTCCATCAAACTTTATGTATCCACATAGAGCTATGCCAGTTCACAGCGGAACCAAGTACTCTATTGTAACAATGCTTGATTATAATAAAAAGTTTCACACTCCAGAGATGTACGTGGCAGACTAACAATAATGATAAACATATCCGTTGAAAGATATCCAGATTCAAAAATTATTATTGCTCCAATGTCAATAAAAAGAGATTGGATGGACGTAACTCCAGAAAAGCATGCATACAGATGCTTTCCAGTTACTCAAGCAAATATGATTGGTTGGAATCTTTCATGCAGCCAAGATATTAAGTTTATTTGGAACGGTATAAACGACACAAGCTCTGAAAATATTAAGATTTTAGAAGGGTCAGAAGTAACATATACTGGAAGAGGTCAGTCTACTGTAAGCGTACATACAGGGCTAACATTTAGGTCTGAACAAACCATAAGTATGTTTACAATTAATCCAGTTAACTATTTCAGTGAAGATTTTGAAACAATGTCATCACTGATTTCTACGTCCTGGCTAGATACTGGATTTCCCCTTGCAATAAAAGCACGTCGTGCTAATGAAGAGATAACCATAAAAGCTGGAACCCCTCTTGCTACAATAATTCCAATTTCTTTGACTAATCTAGACAACAGTATGATTGAAATAGTTGATTATTCAGATATAGATCGCAAACGACAAATGGCTCATAAGGCATATGGAGAAGCTGCACAAGAAATTAATAAAACTGGTCAGTGGACTGACTGGTATAGAGATGCAATAAATGAAAAAGGAGAGAGTGTTGGCTCTCATGAAACTAAGGTTTTAAGGCTTGGTGTCAAGGATAATACACAAAACAAAGGAAACGAAATAAAAGGAAATGGTATAATCTAATTATGATAAATAACATAGATGCTTCTGTTGTAGTTAGAAAGCCGTCCCTAACCCCATCTGGTTGGTTTGGGGATAGCAAAGACATGATTGTTGAGCTAGAAAACTTTATGACTCAAGAAGAAATAGAGTTTTTAGAAAAAGCTGCAAAGTCTTTAACAATTTGGGATGTAACTGAAAGTCATGTTAACGAAAATGGAACAGTTGTCTATGACTCTGACTATTGGAAAGATAGAGTTGCAACTAGCCCAACACTTAATAAAAATGACCCAACAATTGCACCAATTATTGCAGGATTATTTGAAAGACTAAAGCCAATAGTAGAGGATTTTTATAAAGTTAAAGTTATTCCTACTGGCACGACAATTGTTAAGTGGCTTCCAGGACAATTTCAAAAACCTCACGCAGACAAAGAATTACATGATGGCCCAGACGCTGGACTTCCAAATGATTTTCCTAACTATGATCTTTCAAGTTTATTTTATTTAAATGATGACTATGAGGGCGGAGAGCTATACTTTCCTTTACAAGGGGTACAGTTTAAACCTAAAAAGGGAGCAGCATATTTTTTTCCAGGAGACAAAAACTATATTCACGGCGTTACTGAAATAAAAAGTGGCCTTAGATTTACTTGCCCATTTTTCTGGGAAATCACAGAACATACTGGGGACAGGAAACCTTAAATGAGTACAGGAAGTCTTGAATCAATAGAAATATATCCTAATATTCGTGTTTATAAAAACATGTTTAAGGACATATCAAAGTCTTACAAAATTTTAACTGATTCATTGGTTGAGTCAGAAGACACAATTTTTAATAGCTGGACTCAATGGTCTCATTTTGGAGAATATTTAAATCCAATAACACCTTCTTTTTCTGAGTCTGAGGCGTATGCTAACATAAAAAATATAGTAACAAAAACAGAAAAACAAGAAGATCAAAAAAACTTTGCTATAGAAGTTATGGAAAACTTTTATTTAGTAACAGAAGACTATGCTAAAAGATATGGCATTGATATAGATTTAACTAAAAACTCTACTGAAGATTCTGGCAACACAGTGCCAACATGGAAGTGGGCAGGTGGCTCAATAGGAAAATATAATGTAAGTGATAGAGATTCAACATTTGGCATGAACTATCATTCAGACTATATTAGAGAACGAGGTTCTGCACCAGGATACAAATTTGTAATAACTTGCACTATTTATTTTAACGATGATTATGAAGGTGGAGAAGTTGATTTTGCAATGGGAGATAAACTTGTAAAGTATAAGCCAGAAGCGGGAGATCTTCTAGTTTTTCCATCAGGACATCCAGATTATTTGACAGAAGAAGGAAAACCATACTTGCATGGAGTTATGCCGTCATACAATAAAAATAAATTTTTAGCAAGAATGTATTGGCAAAAATATCAAGATGGAACACCTGAATGGTACGAAAACGAAAATAAATTTGGAAAAGATCAATGGGCTGCAATGCAAAAAGATTTAGAGGAACAGTTTAGAATAGAGCATCCTCAAAGAAACCACATAGAAAATGGAGTAAGAGTAATATGAATCTAAGCAATAAAAATAGAATAACTAAAGACATAGTTGTTTATGAAAACTTTATTGATGCAGATACTGCTGCTAAGCTTGTAAAGGTTTTAGATAAGCATGCAGAACTTGGACTGATTACGTGGATGCCAATATCATTTTACGAGTCTTACTCTTCAGTGTTGCCACTAGACAATGATGAGCATGTAGAAAATGAAGGATTACCAAGTGATATATTTTCACAAATGAAGCAGGGCATTGTTGATGCTGTTGCAAGTGTTCATGATATTGATCCTAAGATAGTGTCTCAAATTGGATACCACACACAAAAGTGGGAGCCAGGAGCATATGCAAGAAAGCATTCTGACAACACAGACGAGCATGGTAATTCTGGTGCTTTTACAAGAAGCAGATATGCAGCATTTCTATATTTAAATGATGACTTTGAAGGTGGCATGTTGCAGTTCCCAGATCAAGATATAAGCCTTCAACCTAAAGTTGGAATGCTTGCTGCATTTGACGGTGGATTTAATAATATGCACGAAGTAACTCTTATAACTAGTGGAGTTAGATACACTCTTGGTTCATTCTGGGATGACCGTGAAGAGGATGCTTATCCTCAAGAATTAAGAGATGAATGGGCTGCAGAAATGAAAGAAACTAGAGCCAAGCAAGAAATTGAAAGAGCAGAGTGGCAAGATACATTAAAAGAAGGATATAAGATAGATCTAGATGGAAACAAGTATAAGGTTGAGGAGTTAGAAAAAAAATGACTAACTTTTTAGAAAAAGAGCTAAAAGAAAATGGCTTTAATGTTACAGAAATTATTCCAAACCTACTTTTAGTTGAAGACTATTTATCTAAAGAAGAAATAGATTACATACTTAATGTAATAAATCAAACACCAGAGGATGTCTGGTATATAGAGTATTTGTCAAATTTAAAAAGATTCTGTTTAGAAAAATTTGGAAGAGACGATGTAGATAATTTAGTTGCCGAAGGTAAATTTGAGGTTACACAGGGCTGGGAAGATAAAAATTTAAATATAAATACAGATCCAATTTATAAAACTATATATCAAAGACTTGATAAACTAGTCTTACAAGCAGATAGCTCATTAAATTTAAGTGGATTTGCAACAATACAAAGAATGCAAAAGGGTGTTGAGCTAAAATCTCATACAGACCAACACACAGACCCATCAATTAGATATGCTGCCATTTTATACTTAAATGATAATTACAGTGATGGAGAGCTTTTTTTTGAAAAGAAGGGTATTGATTTAAGACCAAAACCAGGATCGCTTTTAATTTTTCCAGGAAATGAAGAATTTGAACACGGAGTCAGACATGTTGGTGAAGGTCCAATAAGATATGTTCTTGTTGGTTTTATTAAAGTAACAGATTTTTATGAAAACAATAAGTACTAAGGAGAGAAAGTGAACGTAGAAAAGCTAGATCCAAAAGTTTATTATTACACAGATGCAATAGAAGATTTTGCAACTTTTCAAAAGACCCTACAAGAACTAGATGTTATTGGCTCAACTGAAGGCTCCGATGTAAATGTTTGGAATAGCTGGACATCATCTAACGATAAAAGTTTTATTTATGGAGAAACAAAAACTTTTGATATTAATCAAATAAGCAGACTAGACAATGAACTAGGTAAAAAAAGCAAATATATTTATGATGCAATAACAAAAGCTCTTTATGATGTCTGCAAAGACTACGCCTCATCTCTTGGTGACTTTGATGAGCCAAGGCTTTTCCCAACCTTCAATATTAAAAAATATAACACTGGCATGGGAATGGGCGCACACTTTGACCAACTAGACGGAGACCAAACTTTAAGGTACTCTTTAGTCATGTACTTAAATGATGACTGCGAAGGTGGAGAAATATCTTTTCAGTTAAAAGATTATAATGGCGGATGGACAAGCTCTGATGGATGGGTCAAGGGTGCTCCCCACGTAGACCTAGACTATGACATTGCTATTGCAGATAAAGCAATAGACTTTGGGGTAAAGCCTAAAGCAAACAGCGTTGTTATATTCCCAGCATACGCTCCATACTTTCACACAGCGCACACTGTAAAATCTGGATTCAAATACATGGTTCCAGGTCATTGGATACATAATCATATGGATATGTACCCTCAAGACTTAAGCAAAGAAAGTATGTAATGAATAGAGAAATACTTGAAGAAAACATATATTACTATAAAAATGCAATACCAGATCCACAAAAATTTATAGAAATTATTGAGTCAACTGAGGCTGAAGACTATGGTACTTCTTTAACTAAATGGAATGAATGGACAGCCTGTAGTGGAGAAATGTATCTGTATGGTTCTCAAAAAACTGTTGAGCCCTCTGATTTAGAAAAAACGGCAGACAAAGATACCAACCCTGTAAGTTACATATACAACACAATAACAGATCTATTCTATAATGTTTGTAAAGACTATGCTGTTTCAAAAGGAGATATGGAAGAACCAATGATTTTGCCAGCTTTTGATATTAAAAAGTATAGCGCAGGAACTTTTATGGGTGCACATTTTGATCAGCAAGAAGGGGACACTAGACTTAGATACTCTTTGGTAATGTACTTAAATGATGATTATGAAGGCGGGGAGTTATCATTTACAATAGAGTCTCCAGATGCACCAATTATTATGGGTAAGCCACTAGAAGACTACTCTTTATCAAAAGAAACAGACAGGGTGACAATAGGTTTTAAACCAGAAGCAGGAAGCGTAGTTATATTCCCATCTTCTCCACCCTATCACCATACAGCCCACCTTGTAAAAAGTGGATTTAAGTACATGATCCCTATGCATTGGTATAACGACCTTTCTGGTGGCACACAGCCTACTAATAACAGATGAAAACAGCAATAGTTACAGGCGCCAGCAAAGGTGTTGGATATGCTACAGTAAAACTTTTATCTGAAAATGGCTACAAGGTTATAGCTGTTTCAAGAAATTTGTCAAAAGTAAATGACTTAATTTCAGATAATGTTGAAACATATAAAATGGACATTACAAATCCAAACGAAATTAAAGCTTTCTTTGAAAAATATAAAGATATAACTCTTGACCTTTTAGTAAATAATGCTGGGGGCGGTTCAGGACCAACAATGCTTATTAATGAAACAATGGACAACTTTAGAATAGCCTATGAAATAAATGTATCTGGACCAATGTATCTTTCTCAGCTTTTTGTTCCCTGCATGCAGAAGTCTAAATCTCCAACAATTATATTTGTTAGCTCTTTAGGCGGTAAGGTTCCATACCGTAGTGGTGGAAATTATATAAATGCTAAAAGAGGAATGATGGCTTTGGTTGATACTATGAGGCTAGAGTTCCCTGCCTATGGAATTAAGGTTACTGAGATATGTCCAGGAACTATTGACACACAAGAAGAAAAACGTGAAATAGCATTGACTGCTGAAGATCTTGCAGAGTCAATTAGATGGGTATCAGAGCTTCCAAGCCACTTTAACATTAATCATATTGAAATGAATCACATCAGTAGTAGTAAATTTGGCTAATACTAGGCAGGAAACCTTGTCATCCAAACCTTAGTCTTTGGCGTTATTCCATGCCAAGAAGACCAGTCTTTACCGCCATTACTCATATGATATGCAACCTGTGCATTAATAACAGGATTTAGCAATTCACTGTTAAAGTTAATGCCAAACTTTGCCTTGCGATCTTCTTTTAGCATTCCAATCATATTTATCTGGAATATACCGTAAGAGTTGTCGCCAGTCTTTTCATTACCATTAAAAGCCATAGGACGGCCATTAGACTCTTTTTTAGCTACCGCCCAAGCCTTTACAAGGCCTTGGCCACGAAAGCCAACTGCGTATAACAATTGCTTTAATTGGGCATCTGTAAGGCTAGTAGCATCTTGATACTTGTACAGAACATCAAGGTTCTTTTTTACGCTGACTAAACTTTTAGGCTTAGAAACCAAAAAAACCGCCTTGGCGGTTAAAGCTTCAGAAACTGCTGGTTTACTCAGATTATTTTCGGTATTTATAGCATTGGCAGCATTGCTAAAAGGAGCAACCAAACCAAGTAGTGCAAGGATTCCAATCCAAACCTTCTTATCTCTTCTCATAATAATAACCTCCTAGAGACTAAAGATGCTACCAGTTGGTAGCACTATACAAGTATAGCATCCAAATTCCCTAAAAAGCAAGTTTTTGTGATATTTATTTAAATTATTTTAAATGTCGTAATTTCTTATTTTCATCGTGGTATAATATAAAAATGGCTACATATAGAGGACAAGCGTCTACATACGATATTGGAGAAGCCCCACCATTTGTTAATTGGACATTTGTTAGAGGGGATACCTCATCATTTAAGGTTTATCTAACAGATGATGCTAAACTACCACTAAATATTCCAGACTGGCGGATCTCTATGCAAATTAAGCGCCCAGCAGCTCCAGTTGTTTCTGGTGTAATTACAGATAATGCATCATTGCTGTATACTCTGGTTCCTTTTCAAGATGCAAATGATTTAATTGGAGAATTTACTGTTTCATTAACAGCAGCACAAACCCTTACTCTTAATACAAATGATATTTTTGATATTGAGGTTTCTTTACCACAAGATGCAATAGTTTGGACGGTAGCTCAAGGCAAACTTATTGTCCTTGAAGATGTGACTGCATAATGGCCTCTGTTCAAATTTATGAAGATAGACCAGTAAAAACAAAGTTAATAGAGTCAGACTTTTCTATAAAATCATCAATTACTGCTACACCAAACATTTCTGTAGTTAGATCTGTACTTCCTTTTAGAATTAGGTTTACAGCCATTCGTATTGAAGGTGCTGGACCTAACTCTTTTGTACCTATTCCGCTTCAGATTATTGGCTTTAGTAACTATATACTTTGATATAAATATGATATAATGGGCATATGTCCAGACTACCGCTTAGCACAGTAAAAACTACATTTCAAACAGGTGACCGTCCATCACAAACGGATTACGAAAACCTAATTGATTCAACAGCAGCACAGGCAACAGACCTAGGTACTTCTGGAAATAATGAAAATACTATTTCAGATATTCAGAATGCAACAGTAATTGATAACTTTGACGGTACTGTCTGGAGAATGGTAAAGTATTTAATCTCCATAAAGAAGACATCTGCTGGAGATAATAAATTTTATGCAACAGAACTAACAATACTTGTTGACGGTACAAATGTAAACGTCAGCGAATATGGAACAATAGACAACGATGGGAATATTGGCACCATTAGCGTCTCTAGGGTGGCGAATACAGTAAATATTTCTGTAACGCCAGTAGTGGGTATTACGCCTATAACCGTACGATTTGCTCGTATGGGTTTAAAGGCTTAACCAACAAGGAGATAAGAAATGGCAACAGTAAATAAAGACTTTAAGGTAAAGAATGGGCTGATTGTTGAAGGCTTAACAGCTACAGTCAACAATTTTGACATTCTTACAAAAAAGCAAGCAGATCAAGACTACATAGTTGGTCTTATCGGCGGTACAGCAACATCTGCTAACACTGCAAACACAGTTGTAAAGCGTGATGCTTCAGGAAACTTTGCTGCAGGAACAATTACAGCAAACGTAACAGGTAACGTAACTGGTACAGTATCAAGCCTTTCAAACCATGATACTGCAGATCTTGCAGAAGGCACAAACCTTTACTTCACAGATGAAAGAGCACAAGATGCCATTGGAAACAATGTTGGAACTGGTCTTTCATACAATGACTCAACAGGCGCAGTATCTGTAACAGCAAACACTTATGATGCATACGGTGCAGCAGCAGCTGCACAATCTGCTGCAGCCTCAGATGCAACCAGTAAGGTAGCAGCAGAAGCAGCTCTTAGAGTCTCAGGAGATGCAGCTTCAGTTTCAACAGCAGCAGCTGACGCAACATCTAAGGTATCTGCAGAAGCAGCTCTAAGAGTTTCTGGTGATGCAGCCTCCGTAGCAACCGCAGCCTCAGACGCAACTTCAAAGGCTAACGCTGCACAGGCAGCAGCTATCTCAGCAGCAGCTACAGCACTTACAAATCACGAAGCAGACACCACAAATGTTCACGGCATTGCAGACACTTCTCTTCTGGCAACTACTGCAAATGTAGCAACAGCTAAAACAGAAGCAATTTCTGCAGCAGCATCAGCAAGTACATCAGCAATCTCAGCAGCAATTGCAACAGAAGTTTCAAACCGTAACACAGCAATTGCAGACGCAGTAGACGATCTTGTTGACGGTGCACCAGCACTTCTTAATACATTAAATGAATTAGCAGCAGCAATTAATGACGATGCTAACTACACTACAACACTTACATCAGCACTTGCTCTAAAAGCACCATTAGCTTCACCAGCATTGACTGGCGTACCTACAGCACCTACTGCAGCTGCAAACACTGATACAACTCAGGTTGCAACTACAGCATTTGCTAAGGCAGAAGCAGACGCAGCCCAAGCAGCAGCAGAGGCAACAGCATCAGCCGATGCTACATCTAAGGCCAACGCAGCTCAGTCTGCTGCAGCTTCAGATGCAACTACAAAAGCCAACAATGCTAAGTCAGGTGCAGAAGCAACAGCAGCAGCAGCACTTTCTTCACACGAATC